CAAGAATATGACTTTGACCATAAGTAAGAGAACACATCAATAATCTTCTTGCATACTCATCTAAATCTGACTTACAACCATCGACATCCATTTTAAACATTTCTGTCCAATAAGGATCTCCTATCAAAGATATTGGTTTGCGAAGTACTAAACCTGTAGCTGCTCTTATTAATCTCTGTGTAAAAGGACTGAATACTGATCTATTTACTCTTGCAAGGTAAGCATCATAATCTTCTCTTGGTTCTAATGGCAAAAATGCTTCACTATTTTCTCTTAAATATTCTGTACCTTCACTAACAGCTTTCATTATCTCCCAACCTTTCATCATGTCTAGTACGGCACGATTACGAGTAAAAGGACTATCAGTACTACCAATGTATGTAGTAGAGGTAATACTGGTTTTTAACATTCCTGGTAGTGCGTAGGTCATTAGCTACATCTCCATCGTTTTAATGCTAACCCTTTTCTAGTTAATTTACCGCCTTTACTTGTAGGGCCTTTGACTCCTTTCATTCTGGCACAAAATGATTTTCGTCTAGCTGCCCTTTTTCCCGTTGGACTTTTTTCTGTTACAGGTGCTTGTAAGTTGCTGCCTGTAGCACGATTATATTTTGCTCTACCTTTAGCAGTAAGTCCTCCCTTCCGAGACTTTTCGCCTCGGCCAACAGATAAACTTACTCCCTTTTTTCTTGGCATTTTAAGCGTCTAGAGCACCAGTTATTTGCCCACAAGTTTGGAATGAGCAACTAACAGTAGTTAAATCACCAACTGTTGTACCGAAAGATGCACTTGTGATAATTCCGTCAAAAGTAAATCCTTTAGTGCCAGTAGTAGCTAGATATAACTTAAACTGTGCATTAGCTGATTCAGCTTCGGTAGATGGAGCATCGAGAATATCATTAATTAATTCCTGCTCTTTAGTACTTGCAGCACCTTGAGTATATTGAAGTTCAATAGTTCCAGTTCCAGAAACTAATCCACCTGTATAGTTACGAAAAGTATCACCGTGATCTGTTGTTTCTAAAACATCTTTTGTTAGATCTAGAGTCCATGATGTTGTACCTGCTACAGTGGTAGCACTAGATCCTGCCTTATCAAACAAAACAGAACCTTCCTCTCCACGAAAAAATGCCATAATTTTAAGAAAAAAGTATATATACGACTATATTACCGTGAAACTGCAACTTTTACAGTTATTTTTTCCTCTTTTTTCGTCTATGTTGATAAGTTATCTTTTTACTACCCGTTTTTTCACGTTTAAAGCGTGATTTTTCAGCACTCGACATCTCTGAAGCTGTCTTAGGTGTCTTACTTGATACACGCTTACTTGGTCTACAAGCTGGATAGCCTCGTTTTTCACCTTTTTGACGGCCACAAGGCTTGCCAGTTTTGACATCTACCCATTTTTCTTTAAACCAACGGGTTAAACCGCCACTACTTCTTGCCACGTTTTTTAGTTCCCGTGCGATAAGTACCACCACGCTTCTTATACTCTCGTACAAGCCATGCGTTAGCGTAAGCAGAAGGATAAACAGCAAATTTGCGTTTGGCTTCTGACTTTACTCTTGAATATAAGGCTTTATTAACAGGAATGTTTGCCACTTTTCTTAGTTCCTTTCTTTTTCTTCTTTTTACCTTTGGGTTTCATTGAACCGTAGTGTCCAGGCATAATAAAAAGTAACTCTTAGTATATTCTAAACGAAGTTTGGCCTAATGTCTCTGGTTTTGCAAGGTTAAATTGTTGTAGACAGAGGTAGCCGAAAGCGTCAAATGCGTGGTCAACCCCAAGGTTTTTGTTTGGCATACCTGTGTTTGGCGCATAAGTCAGGGTGCGGAGGGATTTTATAAGTTCTTTGCAGCGTGGGTGGATTAAAGTTCTTCTTTCTCCTGCTGCATCATATAGTGCAGTGTTTATTGCGGTTACTTTATCGCGTACTTTCCAGGGAGAACGCGGAGAGGATACTGTAAATCCGCTTCTGCGCAAAATGGTGTGGTCCGTTGAACCCACTCCTGATGTTTTTCGGGCTGCACCCGTTGGGTCGGGGCAAGCAACTATACGTCTTTCCACTCCGTAACGATTTGTAACTTCTTCAGCAAAATCCCAGGTTGTCGCACCGCCTGTCAAAATTATTTCGTCAAAGACGTAAAGTATGTCTCGGTAGCGTACTGCACATATACCGCAAAGTGGATCTACGTTAAAATCGACCCCTAATAACAGTGGGGCGATGGATATGTCCTCCGCTTCAGTAGAAATGTTGGAATCTGAAAATGATACGGCAACAAGACCAGTGAGATTCTCAAAACTTGCCTCGAACTCCTGTTTAAATGTTCTGCTATCTAGTTGGGCCTTGGCTGCCTGGACTTCTTCTTCTGGAACATTACCCCCGTCTATTGTTGTAAAGCTCCAGCGTTTCCAATCACCTGTTTCATCTTCTGGAACGTAGCACCATAAATCGTAGAACCATGAGGCTGTGCCGTCTGGTGTGGATATGAACAGTGCCCAACCTTGTTTATCTGCGAGGGCTGGTCTGATTACTTGGAACCAGACATCGGAATCCATGAAGGCTGCTTCGTCAAGTACTACTCCAGCTAGGCTTCGGCCACGCAGGGTTGTTGCGTTCTCAGTTCCCTTGAGTTCGATTAGCGATCCATTGATTAGTTCGATTTTGAGGTCGGTTTCGTTTTTGGATTGTATCCATTCTGGTGGGATAAGTTTCTTTATTTCTTTCCATGCGATGTCTTTTGCCATGCGGTAGGTGGGGGCACAGTAGAAATATGTTTCTCCAGGGCGGTCTATTGCTGCTTTTAATAGTTCTATGCAGGATAAATATGATTTTCCGAATCTTCTGCCAGCTACCAGCACCCTAAATCTGTTTTTTGCGTTGAACACCTCCCCCTGTGCCCATCGGAGGGAGAGATTTTCGGCTGTTTTTGTACTCAT